TTGAGTGCTAAAAAAAGAAAAAAGATACCTTCTCCTTCGAACAATAATGTAAGTAATTTTAGCATTGTTAAACAACAAACACGTCTACCTTATACTGACTTTTCTTTTTGCTCAAATTATCCATGGCTTTCTTCTGTTAACTTATTGAAACAGCATGGTTTTACAAATTTTCATTTTAACCCACAAAAATGTGTAGAAGATATGGTTCTAATAATACATGAGATTATTCCTTTTTTACATAAAAACAACGCTGAAATTTTTAAATATGGGAAATATGAACATTGTCATGTAGTCGATAAAAACAAAATAAATTTATGTAATACTATACTAAAAATAGTAACCAATCATTCCTCAGAACAAATAATTGACGAATCATGTACATGGTGGCAAATCGGTATCAAACAAGGAGTTAGATTGGTTGGAATTTATAATTCTAATACAAAAACATTTTATCCAATATTTGTTGACTGGCACCATTTGTTACATCCATCAGTAAAATTTAATCAGTTAGACTATAGTAACTGTAAATATAATCCAACAAAAAAGCCCTAGCGAAAAACTAGGGCTTAATTTTTTAGTTAACAAGAACCCCTATGTATAGACAAAACGTAAGTACGTTGAGATAACTCAACCCGTCAAGCGTATTTCTACCTTGCAAATTGTCCTATACATAGGTGGTACATCTAACGTTTTGTTAGTACGTTCGATATGATTTTATCATACCGTGCTATTTGAAACTACCCCAATAGCTTGTACGCTTATTTCCGACGCATTGACCAGTAGCTAAATATCCATAGCTATTTCCACGTTTTTGACGAATCCACACGTAGCCGCCACTATAGCAATATGCATCATATTTAACTACATCGCCTGGTTGCAATTCCGCAATGATTGTAGCTGATGTATTCGGAGCAGTTCGCAATTTAATTCGTTCGCTTAACGTAAAGCGCCATTCTTCTTTAATCCAGTTGATGCCTGTAGTAGATGGTTTAGACTGCTGAGTAGGCTGTTGTGTAGCGCCCTTATAACGATACACGTACCAACCCATGCTATATGGCATGGTCGTCTCAGGATTAACCGTAACTCCATTATGAGCGTAATTACAATGAATCACATTGTTGTAGTCAACTGCAATCGCTGTGTGTCCTCCAGCCCCTGCTGATTGTCCTTTGAGTCCAAAAATTAACACGTCCCCACGCTGCATATTCCATTCTTTATTAAATGCAATCAACTCAAAGTCATTGGCAATTAACCAAGCGTGCTCTGACTCTGTATTAACTGGATAACTGTGCGGTTTTGCTCCACCTTTAACAAGCGAAATATACACCGCTCCTGAACAGTCTGCTGTACCGTCCGTTCCGATACGACTACCTGACATACTGTAAGTGATACCGCGATTTTTAAGTTGGTACATGTAGTCGATTGCTTTATTAATATCTATCATTTTACTCACCATCCTTTTTAGGTTGCTCGTAACTTAGCGCTTGCGTGCTATCAGCAACGCCTGTCGTAGTAGGGTCGACCACAATCCCTAAAATACTCAATACCACAAACGCAGCGTTGATAATATCCGCTAACTGTTGATTAAGTACGCCAAAATCAAATTTATATCCAAATGGTGCTGCTATAGTCTGAACTAAAATCAATAATGCTGGTACTATACTCAACCAAAACATTTTATTTTTTACTCTAACTTTCCAATTAATTTTCATCATGTCTTCCTCCTTTATGCTTCAAATGCAGCTCGTCTATTTCTTTTTTCATTTTTGTGATCATGCCATTGCCACCTAGACTGTGATATACCTCATACATTTCACAAAAATTCTGATAGGCATAGCTTGGTATTTCGCCTTTTTGCGTATACTTATCGTGGTACTCAATCAATTGTACTCTAAGCAATAACATGGTACCTTTGCTATTATCATCACGTTTTTTAATTGCTAAATTCTGCTTGCGTTTCTGCTCTTGCAATAGCCATACAATATAGCCTAGCAGAACTGGCAAGGCAATCGTATACGTATCGTGAAAAAATGCTATCAACTCATTCATCTCCAAACTAAAAGAACAGCCTTATTCTGGCTGCTCTCCATCATTATTTAACTTATCCAACTCTTCTTGGACTTGCTCCCTCCAACCGAATTGTGTCGGCACTTTATCAATTGTCCACAATCCACGTTGAATGTAATCTACATACATTTTAATTAGCGCTGACATTTGATTCGCCCCCCATCATTGAATTAATTGCTTCTAGCATAGCAGACCCTTGTTCGTCTTGTTTAGTCATTAAATCAGCAATCATCTTAGCGTTGTCTGTTTCCCATTTACCTGTTTGACTATTAAATCTTGGATACTTTAAACCTTCTGATGGACCTACTTCGACCAACTCGTATAAAGTTGGAAAATCGTCTGCTACTTCAAACTCTTTGTAAAATCCTTGTGTATCTTCGTTGAATGTTTCCATTGGATAATATACTTTTTTCATGCTTATTCCCCCTAATTTGTTCGTTTCCAATAATATATTGTGTTACTAAATTTCGTTTCTGTTCCAAGTTGCGTCCAAGTTCCGCCTAAGGTTGTTGACGGATTTTCTCCAGATAATGTAGTTAAGATACTGTTAATAGGGTTGCTGTTTAATTCAGCTTTTGAAACGGATTGACTATATATTGTCGGACTGTTAACATTAATCGCTAATAAACGTTCAAATTCTTCTAAAGTCGGTTCATTGCCTTTGCCAAAAATAGATGTTAAGTCATACAAGATAGGCTTACGCATATCGTAAGTTTGATTATTAAACGTATAGAATCTTATTGTGAAATCTGTATCAGGTACAATCAATTTCGAGTATTTGTGGAATGTTGACACATCGACATCAGATGGCCTATTTATCGTTTGACCATCGAATAGGAAAACACCATAATAACCTTCGGTACTCCTAAAATCTGCTGATATATAATATTTATTACCTTTAGTCATATAATCGCTAGCGTTTGTATATACTCCAATAGCCCCTGATTGTCCTTCGTTTTTTACAATCGTTAGATAATCTCCATTTATATTGAGCGAATTTACACCAGCTGATTTAAACCACCTATTTAGACCTTGAGTAAAATCAGCATTAGGTATCAAATTAACCAATTTATCTTGTATCATGCTTGCTTTTTCGTACTCTAACTGTGCTCTTTGCCATTCAGGATTCACTTGCCAACGATAATATGATGGATTGGTACTATTTTTAACACTATAGCCAATGTATCTGTGAAATGAGTTAAGATAAGCATTGTAATTAATATTTTTTTTAATTTTACTAAAACCAACGCTACCATCTGCGCTGTCTGCATACGCTACAAATAAATCGGGAATATCTGGCAAATTTTCGATTTCCGTTTTTATTTCGCTTATTTCTGCTTGTACGCTTGGTAAGACTGCTTTTATATTTGTTTTCGCCTTTTCCCCTTCCAAAACGACTTCTGCTTTAATTGATTCAAAATCTTTAAAATATGTTTTAGCCGAAAAATCAATATCTTTATCCATGATAGACGGCTCAATTCTGACAGCAATATCTTTAATATCAATTTTAGTACCATCGGTCAATTTAACATAAATACCAATTAAAACCGTACCACTATACCCTTTTAAATCTTCGGGAAGATTAAAAGATAGCGTATCAGTACCGATTATATTTACATCACCTTGTATAGCGTAAGTTTGTGAATTATGCACATACTCAACGATATACATTGCTGTGCTACCAGTTAAATCTATATTTAGCCCTTGATTAGATATGATGTTAAAGATAAATTTCGTATCCGTTAAATCGTATGATTTAACGGTTGCTGCCAAATCGATTTTTGTGTCTTTAACACCCACATCTAGTGTTTTTGTTACCATTTTTGCTAATGTAGCCAATCAAATCACCTCTTTTAAAAATATTCCACAAATCCTGCTAACCCCCATGTAGATACGTTACTGATTTTATGAATGCTTCCATCAGCGTTTAGTTGGAATTTTTCGGAGTCGTTATATTCTAGACTCCATTTAGTAGCGTACAACATTTGATTTCTTCCTGTTCTAAATCCTTCCGGCAAGATAGCCACTGGATTGCGGTTGTCGCTGCCATTCCAAACGAAATTGTCAAACCAAAGCATATAACGTTTCATATATCTTCGTACTCTGATATTTCCAGTTCCTTTAAGTAGTGGTAAATCTACCCAACCTGTATCATATAGCATATCTACACTCAAGGTACCGCCTATATCTTGTTCATGATTATATAAATATATTCCACCATAAGTAGTACTTACAGTCATTCGTGGCGTTTCTCCATCTTCTTTGTACACTGTGCTTGACATTCCTACAGGCGTATATTCAGATTTAAACGGAAATAAATTATCAATTGTACCTTCTGAATATAAATTTCCATCTTTTAGAATTGTACGGCCACTAGAATATGACCTTGACCAGGGAACTAACACATTTTTAAATGAACTGATAAATTCTCCTGATTCAATTGATGTACCAACTAACTTTGTAAATTTACCATTTTCGACTGTTAGATTTTCTGCAGCTACATTGTCAGCGTAGAATTGATGAATTACCCATGATACACCAGTATATCTTTTTAATGGCTGATTTGGTGCTTGCCATAGTTGACCTGCACTTGGATTCGTCGGTTCGGTGGATGAATAAATTATTCCATTTTTGCCATCTTTACCAGGTGTTCCAGGGTCACCTTTTACTCTTAGCCATTGGTACTTCGTTGGATCAGTTGATTGATTAAAGATATTGTCTGTATAAGTGCCCATATAGACTCGATTTGAACTACTTGTAATGCTAAAATCAACTCTACCATCGATACTATTGGCATAAGCTACATGTAAATAAGCATTTTGACCATTAGTTCCATCGCGACCGTTTTGACCATCTCTCCCCGGTACTCCCTGTGGGCCAGTTGCTCCATCTGCACCATCTTGAACTTTTGATATAGTTATTTCACTCTTTGCCACTTCTTGATTTTCCATATATGCTAGATAACTATATACTGCTGTCCTATCAAAATCTGATGCATTAACTGTCAATGTATCACCAGTTGCTATTTTTACACCATTTTTAAACCAATCAAACGTTAATCCAGTTGCTTGTTCTAATCCTTTAATTACACTTGGCGTTAATTTAGTTGTGCCAGCATTATTTAAAAATTGATTTCCGTTTGATGTAATGAGATTTCCAATATAAGGTGTCTTTTGTTCAGCCATTTTTTCCATTATCTTTATCAAACTTTCATCAATTTGACTATATTTGCGTTCGTAATTAGTAAATGTTGTCTTATTTTTAGATTTGTCTAATAGCGATATCGTCTGCTCGCTGATTCGCGCTTCAACATAAAGAGGTGGATCATAATGCACACTATCAATTAGTAGCATTCTATCGCCAATTTCGCCATCAACATATCCTTCTGTCTCATAGTCGATTTTAGGTTCAGAGTGCTTTTTAAGCTCACCCAACATGTAAGCATACAGCGCTTCTTTGCTACTGTGTTCCGTGTCTTCGCTTTCCAAACAAATAAACGAGTCGCTAGCCTTGTGAGCTATCGCCGGAAATCTATCCCTAGACTGTGGTGCATACAAGGTATCTCCTTGAGTGTAGTAGAGTAGATTGTTATCTTTGTCATATACTTTTTTGTCAAGGCCAGCAATTGTAAGCCCATCTTTCCCGTGGACCCTAATAGCAGTGTACAATTCATCAATATTGGCTGTGTAATTGATAACTTTCAATGACTTGCCTACTCTTATCGGCATTCCTGTTTTATCCTTGCCAATATTACCGATTTTATAAACATTTAAGACATGACGTTTAAGTGAGTAGTCATCATTCAATTCAGTCACAAATTCTAGCTCAGCACCAAAGCTATTGGCTATGCTAAAAAGTCTGGCCAGAATCGTATCTGTGCCCGACCATTCTAATTGCATGGATTGACTTGCGACTTCGTTAAGTCCTAATGTTAAACTGTGTTCTGGGTCCACGTAATCCAAATACTGCTTAAATGTCCACTTCGGTGCTTTATAGGCTTTGCGCTTTTCTTTATTCGTTTCAAGCGACAAAGAATAAGCGGTCAAACTACACTCATAGCCATTTTTTTCAAACGAATTGATAGTAAGCCAGTAGTCATTGCCTCCATACTTAAATGCTAATCGGCATCCTGGATAGATGGTGTCTATGTCTTTTCCGTAGAATTTTAAAGTTAGAAAGTTACATGTACCTTTTAGAAATCGCTGTAAGGTTGCCTCATGAAATTTAATTCCTGCCTTATTATCCAAAAAGCAAATATTCATACTATCGGTTGAGTCGCGTATTGCTATACGAATATGTTCCATTAAATATAAGCCTCCTTAATTTCTGCTGTGGCCATTTCAATCTCACTAAATGACGAAACGTACAATTGGATAGTTGTTTCTCCTGGTGGTGCGTAAAAATAATTCGTGCCGATTACTTCATCATCATGACTGATTAGATTGTTAACATAAAGATTACCTTTTTCGCCATCTACATACATAGTTGCTCCGGCTGGGAATCTGTTAGGCACATCCACCCAGTAAGGGACGTTTAACTTGGTAAAGGAAAGGTCACTCAGATAATGATGAGTCACTAGCTGATTCGTAGTATTCCGGCCTGCCATTTGGCCAACAAAAAACTGTAATTTCGTTGCTTTTTTATTGGTCAATCTGCTATCAGCAAAAGTAAAATGTGAGCCATACCAATAGTAAGTTACCTTATCGCCTACTTTTTTAAGGTCGAACATGTTCCGATTTTGGTCACGTCCTTCCCCACCATAAGGATTTTGGCTAACCCAAACGCTTGGTGTAAATTGAATCGTCTTTTTAACAAGAGAACCGCCGTTGTCACCGATTAAGAATGAACATAGCGCAGTATTGCCTACCCTATCATATTTTTCCAAAACCATGCCGGCTATCAAGTGGTTATCTTGGTCAATTACTGTAAGCGCCCAAGCACCTGTTTGGCCCATCAAGCCGGTCTCGAACCACGCACGAGCCCACAAATACCAATCAATTGCTTGTTCAGGTAAGGTGATTTCTTTAATATCGCCAAAATAACTAGCATTTGCTGTATTTGAATATCCACTAGGTAATTTTCCTAACCACCCACCAAACGAACTCCAAACGCTCATATCGGTTACTGTTTTCTTCGATTGGTTTTCATAAAAGACTGTGCCTTTAGTCCAGTTAGCAAAATCTCCACCGGCATTGTTTAACAATTTGACACTCTTTTTCGCTTCAGTCATGTCTTGCTCGTTTGGATTGCCGAATTGGATAATGCCATGTTCGCTAACTATACCAAGATAGCCTGATTCTTTCTTAAGTTTTACACGGTAATTGATTGGCACTGACTCACTTCCATCATTGACAATAGTGGTTTCGTAACAGCCCTTAGCAGAATTAAAATTAAACTGAAAAGCTTTGATATCTTTTGCATGAGCCAAGCCATCAGGTATCAGCCATGTAATCGTACCTTTACCGTTCATCTTATATTCTTCAAAATCAAGTGTGTCAGATGGAATTGCATAAAAAACACGATTTGGCATATGACTAAATTCCAATGGTTTTGGTTCTTTGACATTTAGTATCGTTTGTAAGTGATCATACTCAGCAGCACTCTCATATTTCACATAAAAAGGCATCTCAATTTTCTTGCTACCTTTTCGTGTATAATTAAATTCTTCACCATTCAGTGTTTGGTACTCTAATGTAGACACCTTGAAATCTGCACCATCAAAAGCAGTAAATCCTTTGAGTACCACTAAATATTTAGTTAAATCAACACCGTTAAAAGTGACTCTTAACACGATTTACCACCCCAATCCATACACAGCATTTAATATTGCTTGTCGTTTATTTTGTTCGTCTGTCACCGGTTCAGCTACCATTTGACCAATCTTTTTGCCATCCATTTTATTTTCGATAATTACTGGACGATTAGCCATTTTAACCAATAAATCCATTAAATAGGATTCTTTATTTGCTTGTGGGCTAGAACTATCATATAAACCTTTGGATGATACAGACAATTGCACATCGCCAACCGCACTCAATTCTGCGTTCAAATCAGGATTAAATGTATTGGCTAATATATCAGCCATACCTAATACATTTGATTGCACATCTTTAAATTGTGTGCTTAACCCTTCATTCAGACCTTTCATAATTGCGTTACCTGCAGGAATTAAGATTTTACGGTCATAACTAATAGGGCCCTTATGTTCCTTAATCCAACTTGCTATTCCACCGACAAATCCTTTTACTTTATTAAAACCTGCTTGCAATCCGCCTAAAAATCCATTCATGATTGCGCTACCTGCACCAACTAAACTAATATTTTTTAAACTATTAAAAGTACTTTTTACACCATTTATAACACCTTTAATCGTACCTGAAATAGCTGATACAACACTGCCAAAACTTCTAAAAGCATTACCAGCAGCAGACATCGCGCTTCTGATTGCTGATGACACTGTTCGAATAACATCGCCAATCGCCATCCAAACAATCGATATGATATTTTTGACTACCTGAGCAGCATTTCCAGCACCTGAGAATGCTAACTTAATATATTCAATAACAGTACTGATTACACTTGCTGCAGTAGAAATAGCTGTTTGAATATTTGTCCAAGCTGATTTGATAAAAGCACTTAATCCTTGACTAGCAACGCCTAAATTACCAAATAATCCAATTACCGTACCTACCCATTGAGCAATCGTACTTAATACGGGTGATAGAGCAGAAAATACATTTACAATCACTGTAATGATTGGCGTTAAAAATCCAATAGCAATCTTAACTGAATCAAACGCCATTGACAGACCCATTAATGCACCTTTAATCACACCGCCTAAAAATGAACCTAAAATTTGAAAAGCAGGCATCAGTGCACCACTTATGACAGAAATAAGTGGTTGTGCTGCATTCCACACTGATACAAACGAATTGACCACACTATCAATTGCTGGACCGACAATAGACATCATTGTACTAAATCCAGTTTGAATAGCCGGAATAATTGAAGAAATCAATGTCTGAATACCACTAAAATCTAATCGACTAAGGCCACTGACTAGTGTATTAATGACCGGTGTAACAGAACTTACTACTGAATTAAATAGGCTTGGAAGCTGTCCAAAAGCTGTTTTAAGTCCATTGATTATCGGTTGAACCACTTCGATAATTTTAGAAAATTTAGAAGTTAACCCCGAAAAATCAATATCTACACCTATATCAGAAAACACTGATTTTAATCCTGCGGTCATTTGAGGGATTGCTGCAGAAATGAACGTGGTGATTGCAGTTGGTAATCCTTTTAGAATGTTACCAACCATCGGAATGAAATTGCCAAATAAGAAGGTAGCAGTTGTTTCAGCCAACGCATTTAAAGACGGAACAATATCTTGACCTAATGATAATTTACCCAAAACATCACTAAAAGCTGCTTTCATGCTGGCCAATGAACCACTTAAAGTAGTTGCTGCTTCTTTGGCAGTAGTCCCGGTAATACCTAAGCTCTCTTGCACTGCATGGATGGCTTTCACAGTATCGGCAAAATCCCCAACTGTATAATGCTCGCCGGTCAGTTTTTCAGCGTCAGCCATCAAGCGTTCCATCTCGGACTTCGTACCGCCATAACCTAATTTAAGGTTATCTAACATTGCATAATTGCCACGAGCTAAAGATTGATATGTCTGCGTAATGGATTCCATATCGGTACCCATCTTATTCGCATTGTCGGACATATCGACCATCGCAGTATTCGCTAACTCAGCCGCCTTAGCAGTATCGCCACCAAGAGAGGATATCAAAGAGGCAGAGAATGAAGTGACGTTTTCCATGTACTTATTAGCCGATACTCCAGCAGTACGGTAAGCTTGGTTAGCGTAGTTTTTAACCGTATCAGCGCTACTCTTAAATAGCGTCTCAATACCACCTAAGGATTGTTGAAGAGCAGCACCTTCAGAAATCGATGCAGCAAACATCTTTCCGATTCCTGCAGCCGCAATAGCACCTACAACTGCGGTAATCATTGATTTACCCAAACTAATTCCTGCACTAGCACCAGCCGATTTTGATTCAGGCTCTATTTGCTTCTGAATCATGCCGCTAATACCTTTAGCTGATGGCATAATTTGGACGTACGCTTGACCTAATTCAGTTGCCATTCACTTCACCTCCTCCTAAAATTTTCGCTTTAGCTAATTCAAAATCCTTGCCAGACTCAAATGATACTTCTTCGCGTTCAATTTGCTGCTTAGTTAGCTGATCAACAATAGATACAGGTTGATTTTTGCCCTTTTGACCATCTTTCGTATTTTGCCAAAGCATTAAACTTAACCTATCAGCTACTCCAGCAAGCAATAATGTATCTAAAGGCAATTTTGAATCACTAATCTTCATCATGATTCGTGAATCTGACCTTAAACCACAAACAAAAACAGCCACCTTTGATACAGGTAGCTGCCTATAATCGTAGATATTGTATGTTTCAGCTAAGTCGCAAATAATCGCATCTTCATCTAGTTTGAGCATTTTGGCAAGGATGATTATTTTTTTAACTGATTTTGACTTTCAAAGATTTCCGTGACTTCTGCAGTCATTTTTTCTGCATTGACACGACCATTTTCATCACGAACATGGTTTTTTAAGGCCGTAGTCTGTTCATCGCCTAAAATTCCTTTGACAACTTTAGGGAATAGTAAAGGATTTTCTTCCACATCGCCCAATAATTCGATGATCTCATAATCGTTCAATACTTCTTCGTCTAATTCAAATTTAAAACCTGACTTTGTTTTCCCTTTAATCATCTAATTTAACCTCCAACCCCAGCGTCTACTGTAGATTTCTTAATGTATTCATAATGCGTATTTCCATCAGTATCAGGCAACGCTTGGATAGTAATTTCATACCCAACAGGATCGCCGTCTATGTAGCTAATTTCACCAATTTCAGATACTTTTGCTACTGGAATGACCGTTCGTTTCAATGCCCCGCCTTTAAGGATTACTTCGATTACTAAACAATGCTCTGGTAATTCCTTAGAGTTAGCCTTGATAGTAATTCCAGTTTCAAGAGTACCGCTAACGTTTTCAGATCCGTATACTTCCTTTAAAACTTCAACGTTCAAAGATTCAATTAAAGTATAACCGAAAGTATCTTCTTTTTCTGTTTGCGTAGTTAATACTGTATCGCCACCCCAAGCCTTAACGTTTTCCGATGACGGACTGTTTTCATTTGTCAATCCATCTTCTGAAATATATCCTAATGCTTTAAATGCTACGTTTAATGCTGTTGTCGCATCGGTAGGTAGCGTAGTTCCAAGAGGTGCCGAGTAGACAGCACCACCGACTTTAGGTTTAGCTGAAGTTACATTTTTTACATCTGCCATTTATATATCCTCCTAATAATAATTAATGTCAAATACCGCTTGATATCGGTATTCTTTCGTTTCCGTATCAGTAAAGTTATAATCACTATTTAGTTCAATGCCACTAATTTCAGGCAATTCAATCATTTGCTCAACCACTTCTTTTACTTGCTCATTTAGCATTGCTGCCTCATACAATGATTTTGCATAACTCTGAAACGCAAAGGTTGCTGATTTTAAATGATTACTTTTGCCGCTACTTGTTTTTTCAAACAAAACAAATTTAGCCGGCATTTTACTTTTTCGTTCTAAAAAAGACGGTACATCTAAACGACTGTCTAAATACTGTTTGATAATCAGTTCAATCATTTAACGCACCGCCTTTAATAGTGTATTGTTCTTTTTATTATCTCTTTTAGCTTTAGCTGTTGCAGCGCTGACCATCGCATTTGCACGATTACTACCAACATAAATATCTTGTTCGTAACCATTACCACATCGGTTTCTGATGTTAGATGCATAGCTAGTTAAAACAGACTGCATCTCAGTCGACTTCATCAACTCGCGCACACCGCTTCGATTCAATTTAAATTTAAAGTTACTCATAGCGCTCCACCATCACTTTCTTGTTCCAGTCTAGTGGTATTAAGTGTTCAATTCCCTGAGTCACAAAACCAAAAGTTCGCCAAGTTTGACCAAAAAATCTAACTTCTTTATCTTCCCAGTCATGCTCATCACCCTTTGGAATAGCTAAGGTATATACGGCTTTTTTTCCTGTTAAATTCAATTGATTGACCATATCATCAGATGTTGATGGACTAACTAACACATTATCGATTGGTATTTCAGCATCACGATAAATAGGTGTACCAAATGGATCTAAACCGTCACTAATCTTATCAACCAAAATGACCGTAATACCTTTAATCATAGTCATATAGTTCCATCACCCCATACCTTTGACGACGTAATCCCAGTCTAGCCAACTCACTATTTTTGATAAATAAGCCTCCACCAGGAACAAGAAAAGAACCTTGAACTGAGTATCCCAAAGCACTTTCCGTAACTTGAGTCATTGGTTCCTGGTCCGTAGAAGTCATTAATGTACGTGCTACTACATCGACGGTTACCGACTTAACTACATTAGCATAAGAAACACTGTCAGCAGTTAACGAATCTAAATCTTTGCCAACTTTTCGCGCTTCAATTCTTAGCGAATCAGACACGACTGTTAGCAATGATTCTGCCCGTCCTATTTCCCCTGGTTTCAATGGTCTCCATAACTTTGCTAAGTCATCAACGGTTGCAAAATCTTCCATCTTACCACCACCTAAAATTGAGATAAGATATCAATCAAATCTTGTTTTTTAGATTTTGTAGGATAAGTTACACCCATTTCATCTAGTCGCGCTTTTAATTCTGCTACAGTCAATTCATCAAGGTTTTCATCTGCATCAACTACTTCTTCTGCTACATCAGGTTCTTTTTCAATTTCTGATGGTTCTGTTTTAGTATTATCAACTACTCCATCATCTACTACCCAATCGCCACTCAAGACGCTATCAGTTACGATGATAGCGCCCGTTTTGATATCTTTATATCTCATAGTAAATCACCTCTAGTCAGTTGCTTTGACACGAGCAAATGCTTCGGTATCTAAAATGCCCCATCCGATAAATGCTTCAGCACGTAAACAGATTTCGTTATATGCTTTCAAGTCACGACCAGCATCGTCTGGATCACCGTATTCGATAATTTCCAACGGAATATTTTCGGCATAACCCCACTTAAACATATTTTGAAAATCACCAACAATTGCATGATCAGTCTCGGCAGTTCCACCAGTTACAGTTAAGTTCTTATTAATGTCAGAAGCCATTCCGTAGAAAGAATTTGGATTTTGTCCAAAACGAAACTCTGGATACAACGGATTTTTATTTGTATCTTTAATTTTAGCCAAAGCTTGACCACCAACAGGAGATAGCGCGATACCTGTAACCTCTCCACCTTTAGCAGTTACTTGTTGCACTGCTGCTTCAATATTATCGTCAAAAGTAGCTTCAGCATAAGTTACTACGTTAGCTGTAATTTGTCCGTCAAATGAGTTTGTTGCTCTAAAGCTTGCATCCGACATGGATTTAGGCTCTAAACCATGCAAAGCAGCAATATCAAACGCTTCAGCAATTTTCTTAGCAAAACCATCACTAAATGATTTTAAATATTGGATTTGCTTTTCTTCAGAAGCATACTTAAATTCATCAGTGATACGTGCTTGATAGACAAATTTAATAGGTTTAATCACTTTAGAAGTCAAAGTAGCTTTGCCTGCACCTTTTTGTGCGCCTTCACCGACAATTTGAGCATTGCCTTCTAAATTAAAAATAAACTGTTCTGTTCCGTTAAAAGGAATTGGTGTTTGCGCTGATAATTTCGCTAACACTGATTTCCCTTGCACTTTAGAAATTAATTCTTTTACTAATTCTGGTTTAAATAATGTTCCTGCTTTTAATGAGTTGTCTGCCATAATATTTTCTCTCCTTTAATCTTTGCTTAAATTTTGTAACATCGAACGATAAGCAGCATTTTCACCGACAATACCTGGTTCTTCTACACTTTTTAATGGTGCAGTCGGTTCTTTTGGTGTTAAAAATCCTGCTAAACGTTCTGCATCTGCCTTCAATTCATCTTCATTAGTTCCAGTCAAACGGTTCGCTAATTCAAATGGCAATCCTTGTTGTAAGGCAATTTTCGTTCTTAATTGAGCTTGTTCATAGCTCGTTACCTTTGATTGCAGATCTGCGATTGATTGCTCACTTGTACTTGCTTTCTGTGTAGCTTCTTCTAATGCTGACTTAAATCCAGCAGCTTCTTTTTGTAAATCCTCATATTGAGTCTTAAGTTGGTCATATCCTTGCAATTGTTCTTCATATTGCTGTTTTTGACGCGCCAAACGTCCTTCGATGATATTGTCCAACTCTTCTTGTGTTTCAATGACTTTAAATGACATTCTAAACATCCTTTCTCCTGCTTACCCGGCAGTTCGGTAATTTTTTGTATTAAAAAAGCACCTCTTTTTTGAGATGCCTAATACCTGATTTTTTGTTTTTTCTTTGGCTTTGTCGTGTAACAAATCCAATATGCTAAAAGTGCACTATCCATTAAACTAATATCCATATCGTCAAACTGTGACCGATACCCAAAGCCACCATTCGAGCCAATATTTCGTTTCTCGCAATTCGTGGCCACTTTAGTCAACGATGGCTGATTATTATGACACAATTCTTTTTGATAGATGGCTTGAGACCATAATGAGTTAGCCACGATAATTTCTTTTACAGTCGGCAATATTGGCTTTTTGAGCCCAAAATCCTTAAATTCATCAGCTAAAATCTTTTGACCGTTTGCTCCATCTACAACCACCTTAGACACATCAGCATTTTTTATAAAGTTAATTATCCACTGGTTGCCATTTCTAATAGATTGACAGTCTAAAGTTTCAATAAAAATGCGATTGTCATCTGTTCTGACTGCTACACTCATCGCCACGTTGGTATTATCATTTCCGTATTTGATACCAATGAATAACGGTCCATTAAACGTTGGTAATTCGTCAACTTTCAATGTGTCCCATTCGCCTTTAGTGATAGCCGACTTCTGATTATACTTTGGCCAGTATCCTAAACGTTGGATATTGTGGTCCAATTTATCATCGCCCAACTCAGCTTCAATTTTGCGTTCAGATAAATGATAACCTAGTGATGGATTGGAATTATACCAGGCATCCACATCATGAATATCCTTTTGACTGTCCACTGACCACTCAGCCCAACCAGAATATTTAGCTCCTCCAGCAAGCACCGTATCACGGTAACTAGAAAATACCGTACCACTTGATACAGGCGTTGGTGGCGTTCCACACATGATTGTTTGTGGATTATCTGAGTCAGTTACCGTATATTTAAGCGCTGATTCCTGTTCCATCGTGTATTCTTGCGCTTCATCAATTACTAACAGGTCAAACCCTTCACCAAGACCGCCACTCGAAGTACGTGTTCTAAACTGGATAACTCCACCAGATTCGTAAAGTTCAATACGTTCCTGCCCTTTAGCTTTGATTGAGTTAAAATGTGTTCCATCAACATATCCTGACTTTTCTAGGTATTTCTTGACTTTCTCGAATGATGAATGTGAAGTGCTTATTCGATGCGCAGTGTGTAAGACATTCAATCCTTTTTCTAAAGCCCATATTTCCTTGATATAGATTACCTCTGTCTTACCGTTTCGTCTCGGAATCGCATATCCAAACTTTTGATGCACCCACAAGCCATCTTCATCAATAGCCATAATTGCATCTAGCATATTTTTCTGCCAATCATAGCATTTTAAACCAGTACGCTCATAATACTTAACAGCTTCGTCTTTTAAAGTTTTCTGATATGGTATTATTACCGATTGAGTAGGAGTTTGATTGCCAATACGTTTATTGGTCATTTCATCGCCCCTTTCAATCATTTTTAGATGAGTCCGATATTTTCCAATTCTTCTAACTCATCCAATTCATCACTCATCTTGACCACCACCTTTATTTAACGCGTTGCGAGATAATAATGGTTTAATACTAAATGTTTTTTATCCAACTCTTGTTCCATACATTTTGTTTTCCTCTACCATCTTTCGGATGATAATCTACCATACATCGGCAATTCTCGTGTCGATGATACACATCTTTTGGTACATCATTAGGATAACTGTATCTCCCCTCTAGGCTTTTACACCATTTGCACGCTTTTCCAACTGCAATTCTTTTGATTTCTGGTTTTAATCCTATTTCGTCGTGAAATTCAACGTTTGATTTAATGAATTCATCAACAATACTCTGACTGAAATTCACAATCGGATCGCCTAGAATCCACTTAATATCATCAAACGACTCCTCGGTAGATATTCTATTTACAATTCCATCGATTCTATCTTGATTGATAGGCGGACGCTTTGATTTAATTCCTAAATTCGCCTTTTTATTTAATTGATATTGTACATTTTCTGCATAATCAGAAATTAATTCGTAATTATTTTTAAGTGTTTCGTTTAATATGCGATCAGCAATATTAAAATACATCTTACCATCAGGTAGTATTTCTGCAGTAATATGCCTATTTAGAATTTTGGAAAGTAATTCACCAATTTCAATTGCGTATTTATTAGCTTCTAAATACGTTGCACTATTATCATCTAGCAACTTTAACAATTGATTAATATCTTTGTTTGCAACTTTTTCTTTTTCGAATTCTTTTTTTATTTTCTCTAGCAATTCTGGCACAACGTCTTTATCCATTTTTACCACCCATACCCGTATAATCACGAATCATCGCTTCATCTACCAATCCTGGAATAGCTTGATTTAGTTTAATTGCCGCATCGCCAATCAGTCCTAAAGCAGAAGCATCGGCTTCAAATAGCGGTTCCCACTTTGGAATAGTATCCATAAATCTTGTACGAGTGTATGTAAACTCATCTCTTAGACAGACCGCCACATAAGCCACATTGAGCAGTCCTGAACCCAAACTTCTCTGTGCTTTCTTACCGGCTAAACGCAACCCCTCATGACTAGCTTTAATCGCTTCTACACTTGAAGGATTGTCCGATACAAAACCTAAATCGTCCAAAGTAAGCCCCATCTCCCCAGCAAATCCTGCAGCTGCTGTTCTAAGCTGTTCGGTAAATGGACTCATATTTGATGTGCTAAACTGACCAAGCGTAGGATTGCCACCCTCGTCATCTTTCGTAAATTGCAACATTGATGAAACGGTTGCTTTCCAAGTATCCATCGGTTCAGCGTCTTGTGAAAGTCCCACTACATATTTTTGTGGAAATGAATAGAATTCAGCAGTAATATCTGCACGTTCCATCGTTCGTTTAGCGTATCTTTGATAATACATCGCAGAACGAGTAATTCTTGAGCGACCAAACGGACGAACTGCATCAGGACGATGGATAATCGGCACTAGCAACGGAATGCCTGCTTTATTTTCGATGCTATAAGCCTTGCCGTCTTTTGGATAAAACCAAGTGCGTTCTTTTAGAAAATATGCTTCCAATATCGGCATATCGTTATCGTCTCTTTGAAGGACAGCGTATCCCTCTGTTAGTAATCCGGTAATTGGATCAATAACTCCAGTAGCATTACTTGCCTCGATAATTTGCAATCTAGGCATACCATCGTCGCCACTAGATACATAGACGAAACAGCACGATGCAATCAAAGCCGATAACACCGCACTATCGAAAAAGATATCTGGATTATTCGCATGGAAAATCTCATTTACTTCAAAATCGTCATTCTCAAATTCTCGGAACATCAAACGGTCAGCTAAGGCGTCCACACCTTTTGCGCACCACCCCATAACAGCCTTGTACCTCTGTCTTATTTCAGCTGGAATAGTGATACCTACTTCGTAATCACTATGCTTCATCGCGTATTGTTTATAACGCAACTGAACCCTAGAACGCTTTGAAATCAGCTTTCTTTTTAAATAATCTATACCTTTATATGGCATTTTTCATACTCCTTTCATCTCGCGCGAGAAAAAATGCGCAATGACGGCGTGAAGTGCGAAGCAACAATCCAAAGGGTACCCACCCCGGGGTCAATATGACCAAACGTACCCTTTATATGCCTTCGTTTCTCCTCTTGCACAGTTCTGTATTCCTCTACACTTAATTCCTGTTTGTCTTTCTGCTTCTGCTGTTGATTCATATATATTAATTAACTTTCCATCTTTGTTGAATTGTTTTACTTGCTTCTTTCTTGATGCTACCTTACGAGCCAATGCATACGCTTCTTCTATCTCTGTGTCTAATTTTAGTTCGCTCGGCAGTATGTCTGACTTCTTTGCATTGCGTAGGTGGTGAGCCAACTTAACATTGTCCCATGCATGCATTCCACCTCTAGCTATTGGTATTACGTGGTCGATGCTTGGATAGGTTGGTCCGCATATGAAGTGACCGTCCGTACTCTGGTGGTCATCAAAATCGCACTCCCCACCGCATATGTAACAGATACCTTTATCTCGTTTATACAAAGCATTAACAGTTATATCTTTGTCTATAAGATTTGTTTCATTATATCTTTTTTCTTTATGATGCCGTTTTAGTCTATTCTTTCTTAATCGACTGCACTCTTTAGAACATGTTAATTGATTTGGTTGTATGGTTTCAAATGTTTCTCCACATTCTGTACAAACCTTAGTTTTTATTCTAGCTTTACGTTCAGCTTCTTTTATCCTTGCCGCTTCTTCCTTTTGTTGCTCCAATTCTTTTAGGTGTTCTTCCATTGGTTTATGCCCTTTTTGCCTACTATACCATGTCTGCCGGCATTCATCGCTACAAAACCTTGACTGACTAGCATACCTAGGTTTCACCTCGTAAGACTTCCCACACCACACACAAATCTTATTTACATCTTTGTCCCAATCAGGGTGGTCTTTTCTCCATCTATCTCTATTTCTTATTCTCCTAGCTTCATCAGAACAAGCTTGCGAACAATACTTTTTCTTTCTTCCAGAAAACAACTTGCCACATATTTTGCATTCATATACATCCATATTATCACCACCTTTACCATACTTATATTGTACTATATTGTATTTGATAATGCAATAGTAATATGGTATAGTAATGTACATAAAAGGCGGTGATTAAATGGCTAAAAAAAGAATTACATTCACGTTTGATGAAGAAACAATAGCGCTATTAAAAAAAATATCTGATGAAACAATGATTCCACAGGCTAGGATAGTTGAACGAGCAATACTTGAATACATCGCTAAAATGAAGACGGATAAATAAGTCCGTCTTTTATTTTTGTCTGTATGACATCCAATCAATACTTTGAGGCAAATTTCGATTGCCTATTACATTAGTTTTTGTTTCTGTTTTGATTTCCTTTGAATTGAACAGCTTGTCAGACTTCGCTCGATTACACTGCCAATGAGCAAGCTGTAAGTTATTAATATCTGATGGATGTCCACCTTTATTAATCGGAATGATGTGGTCAATAACTGGACTCAATGGATGTGGTGGCTTTAATTGTTTATCCACTGGTTGTCCACATATCCCACAAGTATTCTCTGTCATTAATATTCGTTTACGATTCTTTTCAAATGCTGTTCTGTGTTTTCCTACTCTGTCAGCTCTCATAATTACCACCCCGGTATTATTACAGTTGTAGCAGGATTCGAACCTGCCACCGTTCGCTTAGAAGACGAATGCTCTATCCATCTGAGCTATGCAAGCATAAAAACACCTCGGCACCGTCCATTATGCCGAGGATAATAAGGAAAAAATTTTAAATGACACTACTACCCGTGCATAGTAGGCAATATATACACGATACACGGTCGTTTGCCAACCCTGTTTCCGCAGAGCTGGACTTTAGCGTATTTCAAAAACTAGACTAGATAAGGAACCTTCCTCCAATCTGTTTTCGAATGTTTGTCTTAATCAGAAGCATGCTCACGTAATAAAGATTAACGAAGGAAGATGACACCTCCCTTCAAGTTTTATTTGTGTGTGAGTAGCAAGCCTGCCTCTCATTTTCGACAATATCATAATAACACCTTATGTGGTGGTATTACCTTTAGTTAAAGATTATAAAAAAATCGCTTGTAGCTTATATTTTAACGATTTTTTAAGGACAGTAACTCAAGCGCTGAAGCGAATTGTATAACAATTATGTTCGTATCTGCAGTGACTAAATCTTCACTAACATTATTTCTTTGAGCTGTCACATATACGGAATATCCACGTACAAATCTATCCATGAATATTTTCTTACGTCTCATAGCTATATCAGGTTTAAAAGGATGCTGAATTTTTTCGTATCCCTTTAGAAACAAGCTGTGTAAATATATGAATTCTTCTTGTGCTTCTTCCTGGTCAATTAATATGCTTTCAGCTTCAAAGGTTTGATTAGCTGTAGATGGAGGAACAAGCGAATAAGAAGCTGTTACTTTTGGCTCTCTCGGTTGTCCAACTCTACCTCTAGCTGACATGTACGCGCTCATGAATACGCCGATATTCTTTCTTGTCTCAACCATATCCACATCATCTTGATTTGGTAAGCTGTATTTTTTTACGTCAAATAACATTGGCTAAATTCCTCCACTATGCTAAAATTGTGTTGTAATAGTTTTTGATAGTCGGAGGAATCCGGCTTTTTATTTTTTGCTATTTAGCGTACCATTCTTCATAGCTGCTTCTTTTAGTTTACGTTTTTTCTTCTTAATTTTTGATTTAGTTTTTCCCATGAAATTCCTCTCCTTCGTTAGATATTCCACTAAACTCAATCTCATTATCTTCCACCTCAATCAATTTAAATTTGCCTTGCATATCTTCAAGAAATTCTTTCACAAGTTGAATGGATTGTAATTCTTGTTTGGTAAATTCAACTCGACTATACAAAACCTTTCTGTTATCGTGCATGTAAACATGTTCGCTGATTTCATTATAATTTAAATACTTTTGACCTTTTCCTAACCCACGTAAATTAATTTCAACCAAATACTTCTTTTCTTTTGGTGTTATCAGCTCGACTTCGTAATTTAGAAACTTATTACTGATTTCGAAATCGTTAGCCATTTCTTCGTCGCATTCATCGTAAAATGCCTTAAACTTTTCATCAAACGTATACGTGTATATATCGCCTGTATGGTCGTATACATCCAATATCATTTTGTCTTTGATTTCACCTTTAGCCACCATGTTTAATACATCAATCATCTTCATCAGTCATCCACCTCCTCTTTGATTCCGTGTTGTTCGATAAATTTTAGAAACTTATCGTTATCTATTTCTTCTTGTGCAAATTTTGTTTTATAACCAACGTATTCATTTTTACCTGCTATTTCGTAAGAAGCGTACTTATTCAGATTGATATAACTTAATTTATCATCTCCATCTAACCTCAAATAGTATTTCTTAGGTTTTGGCGGTATCAGTTCAACTTCAAGATTTAGAAAATCTTTATCTAAGAAAAAATGATCTTCTATTCTGTCGTCGACTTCGTTTTTGAACCCTCGATAAGGATTGTAATATTCATATCTGTACAATTCGTCATACTCATCAACGATTTTTAAAATGCTACCATCTTTAATCTCACCATTAGCTAACTTTATCAACACCTCAATCATTTTCATCACTCAATCACTCCTAACTTTCTTGCTTTGTATAAAAACCAAACCAATGCATTTCTAGTCACTTCGAATTTACCGGCTATAAATTCCAACTTCACATTCCGCTTCTGCATTTCCACAATTTCGTTTAAGTATGGATATAGCTCGTGACTCATCAACCTATCTAATGGCGTTTCTATTTTTAAATTACTTAAGCGATTATCCCTTTTGTCGCCATTGATGTTTATGATTGTTTCGTTTTTCTTTCTGTCGCCAATAAACGTGTCGTATACAAGTTGTTTAATTAAAACCGGTACGCCTAAAATGGATATTATAGGATTTCCGATATGGTTGTATGAAATACGACTATAACGTTTAGTTGTATAGGTTACTTCAAATTGACTTTCGCTGACTTTCTCTATTATTCTAAAGATCCGCCCATTATTACTAACTAAGATATTTGAATACTCTGGATGGCGCTTGTAAATATGGTGATGCCGTCTTAATAATCCATCCTCGCATTTTCTCAATGTAATTTCTTTTAATCCATCTTGTGCGTATTCCGACGCTCCAACTGCTTCACGAATAAAATTTCTTTCGCTTTCCGTGCATAGATCTATCGCAATTCCCCAGTTTTTCTCACATTTGCTATTCAGAAGATTGACCGCTTTTATATACTCAGCTGTTGGCATCTTTCAACACCCTTTCTAACTTGCAAACTTGTACATACATTCTTAAAATCTTGTGGTCAGCAATTTCTTTTAGCGTGAATTCCGTTCTAAATAATTCAGTGTTTAACTCATCATAAACAGTCACTTCTCCTGTCTGAATATCCAAGTTTAGATAGCATTCATTTCCAGAAATACCAGATAATTTCATTTTATACTTGCAATCATCTGCTTGTGTTTTTAATTTCATCATAAATAGCCAATCTTTTATGCTCATAAAATTACAACTCCTAAAATTTTATAATGTTCGTGTTAGTTTTCGTCATCATTCGAATTATCGTTATTTTTATCTTCGTCTATAAATTCAAATTTTCGACCATTTTTAACCCAAGCATCAGCTACTGGCAAATAATACTGTCTAACTTCATCAAGCTGTGTGACTAACTCTGAGTCGCTTAATCCATAATCAGATGCTATGCTGCTAAAATCCTCGCCTTGCTTTAATCTATCAAGCACATCTTTAGGATTGATGACATTTATGTGCTCGATTACCGGACATTCTGCGATAAATTCGTCAACTGTCGCTCGTTGGACTTTTCGCATTTTCTTTCGCATTTTTGAAGTTCCTAAAAGGTTAAGCTGTTCGTTTCGCTCGATTTCAACGCTGCCATCTTGTAGCAGCTTCCAACTAACAATTGGATGTCCTTCTTCGTCAATTTCAACCTGGTAGCTGTAAAATTCAGGGATAATTTGGATATTGATAAACTCGCCGATAAACTTCTTGAGTTCTGGCAACTTTTCTCCTAGTTTTTCATCACTAATTTCTAGCACTAAGCTATTTTCCTTGCTGGTTAAATTAATTTTCTTGACTTGTGTTCTAAGTTCCATTTCGTTTTCCTCCGTTTTCCTTTATTTGTTTATTACAAATTTCAGTTTGTTTTGTCTTTAGGTATAATTAACCTTGAGAGATATTTCAATTCGTTTTAACTCCATACGATAGGGTATTGTTAGCAAATAAATACAATATACGCTATTTGTTTCCGTTCAATCTTTCAGCTAATGCTTTTTTCTGTTCTTCAGTCAATTTCCGTTTCTTGCTAATCGTCACATTGCACTCTTTCAAACATCCCTCCAGCATTACCAAAGCCCCACCGTTTACGTTATAGCCTTTCTTAAATGGCTTACTTCGGTCAATCATGCTCTCCCACTTTCTAGCGTGTGGCGGTACATCTGTGTAGATATACCACGCTTTCTGTTCTGCGTCGTAAGTGATAATTGTTTCTTGTTCCGTGTATGGTGCTACCTTGTAATTTTCGATAATTTTCTCGTTCATGTTCATTTCCTCCGTTGTTTAGTCGATTGCTCTTATTGCGACTTCCACCCTTGGTCGCTCTGAATAATATTTTCTAGCTATCAAGTCTGTAACCTGTCCGTCATCTTGCCAAATAATGCCTTTCATTGCGTCTAAAATACCTTTTGCATAGTTATCAGCGTCAGGCTTCGTTTTTGGTCTCAACTTACCTTGTTCAGCTTCTTCCTGTTTTTTCTTGCTAAAACTTTTTAACGAACGCTTGTAGATATGCATCTCAACTTCAACATAGCCTTCAAGCAGCTTGTCTGGTCGATTCTTGCTTGCATATATCTTAACTAGCTTTTTGTACTCCCTAGAAGCAGGCGGATCATACATCCTAGTAAATCCACCTCTGCTTGTCGCCCTGGGCCGACCCTGTGGTACTGGCTCTCCAGGTATTGTAAATCTAATTTCCAACGCTGCTACCTCCTAAAAGTTGATTTAATGCATTTCTAGCCAACTCAACACCCTCTGGATTATGTGTCTCTTGCGGTGGTTTTTTAAAGTGATCTGGTACTTCCTCAATTCGTCGATTTCCGTATAGCTTAGGCTTTAGCTTTTCTTGTTGCTGTACTTCACGTTGCTTTTCCAACGCGTCCACATCTTCAATCGTCTGAATACCCTGTTTTTCCCAACTTCTCAAGATTGCCTCGGTGTACTTAAAGCTGCGTGCATTATTGCTTGAAGTAATCTCCAGAGCTTTAATGACTAGCTCTGGAGATAGGTCTTGGCACCAAAATTGGATGGTTTGAATCGTGATTGGGTTAGCTAATCCGAAAATTTGCTCGTATGTTCGAATCACTTTCGAAATCGGGTCGACCTGCTCATCTACTACAACATTATTTGTTACATTGTTTATTTGTTTATCATTGTTGTTAGTTGCCAGTTGCCTGCCAGTTGCCTGCCGGTTGCCTGCCAGTCTGTCTGCCATGTCCATCAGGCTTATCTTGGTAAAACGCCCAGTTATTAATGGTTATCAAGCGATTTTTGTTTGTCGATTTGTCTGCCAGGAAACCGTATTTTTCAAATCTTTTTAATGCTGTTCTTACGTTCTTAATCGAAATACCTTCACCACAAACTTCTGCGATTTTTGACAAGCTCGTCACAAATTGACCAGGTTTAGCAACATATTTTTGTCCTTGCCATTCCCACTCTTTTTCTGCGTGGTTAGCCATAAGCAACAGAGTAATTAATATTACTTTTTGCTCGGCTGTAGACTCGAACCAAATCGGCTTATCAAGCAATTTTCTATGTAATACTATCCATCCTCCTCTATCGCTCATGACCTACCTCCTAATCAATTAAATCAGCAACTTCAACGAATCCACTTAGCTGCCTGGTTCGTCTGCAGTATTCGCATTTTTCACAACGTTTTGGTACTTTTTGACCATACTTAGCCATCAATACGTCAGGCAATCGTTCTTCGAGATATTTCAGTTCAAAATCAAATCTCTGTGGAATGATTTCAATCGCCTGTTTTGCCGGTGGTGTTTCCTTACTAACTGCGAAAATGTAAGGTGTGAACTCCTTGCCGAATTTCGCCTCTAAAAGCTTTTTGTAAACAGCCATCTGCAACACATAGCCGTATTCTTCGACAAAAGATACATAGCAGCGATACTTATTTGACCAAAAACGACTATTGATTGCCTTAGTCGTTTTTAAATCCACAAAATACCCTTTTTCAATATTCAAGCAGTCTATCCGCCCTTTAAAATCTGCGCCAAATAAATTACCAGTAACCACATGCTCTTTCTCGCCTTGATAGACAAAGTTGAAAAAGTCATCATTTTCTAGCGTAGTAATCATTTCTTCGGCTATTTTAAATGCACTTAAAAGTCCGTATGGTTTACGGCTAGAAAATAAATATTCGTTATTTTCTTCTTTAAATTTTTCGTGCGCTTCTGGGCTTTCAAAATAACTATGCACGTAATTTCCAACTAACAAAGCTGTATTGTCACCACTTGGAACATATTCGCCTTTTAACTTAGCTAATGCAGCTGCTTCACATTTGTCGAAGTCTTTAAATTGGCTAACTGACAAATACTGCCAGTCAGCCTCCTTGCTATAATAGTTCTGTTTGTTCAACTTCATGCGCTTCATCTTCCTTCAACGCTTCATTCACGACATCATCAATAGTTGGCTCTGCAGATTTAGATTCTTTCTTTGCAGCAAACTCTTTTTCAAGCTCATTTTTATCTTCTTTATCTTCTTTTTCAGCATGGTTTGGACGCTCAAACCAATCTTCCACCTTGCTCATGCCATCTTTTAATGAACGATAGATGCCGCCTAAATCAATTAGATTGCGTTCGGTAAATCCGCTAACCTTATAACCGAATCTAGCTTCAATCATGTCTTGAGTCACATCATAATTTTCTTTGAAGATTTTCAACGCTTCTTTTAGTCTATCTGCCAAAGGTCTATCGTTTTGATTTGCTAAAGTTTTTTCGCATTCTAAAACAGCATTGTCTATGATGTCTCCAGGGATGATGGCCAAGATACATGATCTAAGTCTTCTTGCGCCGTTATTAGCAACCAACTCATAGATATCTCTAGAGTCGTTTAACATGTAAGAACCTTGTTTAGTGCTTCTTTCGTGTTTCACAGTGAAGATTTTCTCTTGCCTTACATTCGTCTCTAAATCCCACGCATAAGCCATTACTTCGGACTCACCGTTTTCTTGTTTTAATTCTTTGATACCGAAGCTAATATTTCCCCAGTTCTGTGCCACAACTTCAGCTAATCTAATGGATGGACCACTTACCATCTGTTTACCCCTTGGATATCTGTAAATAGCTGATTCCGCTAAAGATTTACGTTTGCATGCATCCAAAATACGCGCTTCAGCTTGCATTGTATTGCGTGGAAATTGCTTAGCCATGAAAATTTGGCCTTTCACTTCCTCCATTTCTCTACTTGCGTGTGCCATCATACCTCCGCTAAAGTTACCTGCCTGCATTTGATTTTGTTGAAATTGTGTTGTTAAATCGTTCATTTCCATGCTCTCCCTTCTTCAAACTGAAGAATTTCTAGTATTTCTTTATCTCGACCTTGCTTTTTGAAAATGTTGATATAGTCCATGATTTTAGCTTTTAAATAAATCTTTATGCCATCTCCTGAAAATGCCTCTAATACATCAATCAGTTCATCCTTTTTGTATTCGTCTAATTGAAAGTCAATCAATTCATCTAACTCACTAGGAAACGCCATATATCCATAATCTGTAACGATTACTTTATTCCCCCTGTATATCGGCGCTTCAGAAATAACTGAAACGTCTACAGGTTCGTTTTTTGGTTCAGTAGCTGTTGATGTAGGTTCTTTTGTATACCAGGTATCAAACGCTTGACCTTCTTCATAACTAAACATTTATTTTCAATCCTTTCTGTGCTAGAATCTACTTGTATTAAATTTTTGTTAGTCACTGATTGCCGTCAGTGGCTTTTTCTTTTTCATCAAATTTCTTTCCGCAAATTGTGCAATAGTTGTTTTCCTTTTTGTTTTCCGCACCACATCTTGTACATTTTTTAGACAACTCCAACAACTCCTCTTTGTAATTCTTTCGTCATCTCATGAATTTCTTGTTTTGTCTTATGAATTAACTCATATTTTTTCAAGATTTCCTTTTTGAGATAATTTCTTCTATCAATTTCAAACGTTCGCTGTGCTTTTTCTATATCAAACTGTCTCATCATTCTCAATCCTCCTGATCCATCCATCTTCGGACATCTCGAAATGCTCCTTGATGTAATCTTCGGCATACATCTCAAGCAACTCTTTATCGAAAGTAATCGTGATTAATGAGGCAAGTCCTTCGATATGAAGTGTTGCTCTTAAATCAGTTAGATGTAAGGTAGTTCCTTTGATTTCATATTTATTTTTCATCACGTTTTCCCTCCCTTATTTCAAAAGCAACATAATTACTAATTCAACAATGATAATTAACTCTAAATATGTGAGTAATTGCCACCGTCTAACTTTATGCTTTTCACTTGTTGTTTCGTTTGCAATCCAATTTTTCATTCCAATTCCTCCAACTTTAAGCCCCGTCCCAAGGTGCTATTTTTCAAAATATTTATCTAACTTTTTTAAATCTTCTTCTGTGTAGTAGACTTTTCTTCCATCTGTTCTTCGTGGTGTCACTACACCTTGCTTCTTTAACTCTATGAGATACTTTTCGCTTATGTTAAACATCTTAGCTACTTGCTTTTGGAAATATTGTCTAGGTTTAGGGCTGTTATCCTGTTTATTAATCAGCCCTAATTCTGCTAACCGCCTATCTAATAGCTGATTCATTTTTTCTTCCATCCAGTCTTGCAGGATGAACAGTATTTCTTGCATGGTATGCCTCCTAAGCTGTTTCTCTTTCAATTACTGGTAAATAGCCTTTAGATTTCATCAACTCATAAATAAATAATCTTCCTTTTTGCGTCCAATAAGTATGCATAACTGTTTTCTTTCCACCATCTACAATGTTTGTTTTTGATTGTGTATAACCCTTGTCAGCATATTTTTGGTAAAGTAACCATGTATCGCCTTGTTTGAATTGCACCTTGTTCTCGTGCAAGAAGTGATTCATTTTGGTGCCACTCCATCCATAATCTTTAGCAATCTTTGTGATACTTAATAACGTATTGTTTTGAAGCACTAAATCATAATAAGTAGCTTTTGGCGTTAGTTCATTCACTCGCTGCTCAGCAATCAATCGCCCTTCACGTTCCTGTTTTAATTGTGTAGCTAGATTAATCAACGTATCTGGGTTCAAAAGTGCTTCTTCAAGTTTTTGTTCTGTTAAATAGCCACCATGTTTCCTGATTGCTGGAAGGACTTCCGAAGTTACCCATCGTTTGAATTTCTTAGCATTTGGTAATTTGCTTGAAAGAATCAAGCTGTAAAGACCAGACTCGTTAATAAGTACTGGTTGAGTCCCATTAACGGTGAACGTTTCGTTCAGCGTCTTATCTTCTTCATCTACGTGGTCCCTTACCGCTTTTTGTGGGTTAGAATACCCTAGAATAGTTGCCACATCTTTTCCAACAAAATACGGTTCATTTTCAATTTCAATTGTTCTTACTTGTTGATTTTCAAAATTAAACGTCTGAATTTCCATCATCTTCATCATCCTTTCTGAATACATCCATAGACACATTTAATGCGTCTGCTATTTTTTCCATTAATTCAAAACTGGGTTTTTTATTTCTTCCGTTTTTTAAATCAGTTAATACGCTAGGACTAACTCCTATCATTTTTGAAAGCTTGTATTGTGTTAACCCTTGCTTTTTTATTTCCTGTTCAATTTTCTTCCACATGCCCGAACCCCCAATATATAGTGTTTAACCCATTGACTTTTACTATATATAGTATTAGAATTGTTTCATAGATAAGACCCAACTACCAACTGAGCTTATCTAAATACTAAAGAAAGGACTTGATTATATGAGTAAGTTATATAAACCAGGTCAAGATAATAGACCTTCTGGAACATATAAGGAAGTCGGTCCACGAGGTGGAAGTGTAAACAAACCTCGACATGTCCATATTGATAAAGGTGACCGATTACCGCCTACCCAAAAACCTGGTAATAAATGGGAAAAACAATAATAATAACTTTTGCTAGTTGTCTTCACGGATGACTAGCTTTCTTTTTGAAAAGCACCAGTTCCACTTTAGAAAATTAATCTGCAACCACGATTCAACAATTAATTGGTCGTTTTCACGATATTTTGTAATGTAGTGTTTCATCTGCTCATCTCCTATCTGATTTTGTAATCTGAAATAATTCGAATAATCAGTTGGTTTGCTTTGGGTGTTTTCAAATTACCATTAAGATAATTATGCATGTCTTGTTTTTTGATACCGTAAGCAACAGCCAAATCATTAATTGATAAATCATGTTGTTTGATAAACTCTAAAACTTTTAATCTTCCAGCATCAATACTAGGCATATTAGAATCAACTCCATTCTTATAATTTTCTATAAGATAAAAAGTTAGATATTTTGTATAATCCATTGACACATAATACTAAATTTAGTATTATGAAAGCGTAGAAAATAAGCCTTTAAAAATAGATGACTTGGGGAAGTTTTGCTATTTCATTAGGTTTTTATCTAACAATTTATCTAACAATTTATCTTACACGCATAGTATAGTATTAAATTTAGTATTATGCAAGTATTTTTCGTACTAAATTTAAAACTATAACAATGCGTTTGTGAAAAAGGTGGTTTAAATGACTTTATACGAACGTATTGATGAACTTGCAAAAAAACAAAAAATTTCTGTATTTGATTTATCTTTAAAACTTGGAATGAGTAGAAACGCTATTTATCAATGGAAAAAAAGTGTGCCTAACGTTGAAGCTGTCCAAAAAGTTGCTGACTACTTCAATGTTAGTGTCGATTATTTACTTGATAGAACCGAACAAAAAGCAATCGAATCTGATATGGACACTAAACTTGAAAGAATGATGGATAATGCGATGTCCTACGATGGAAAACCTATATCTGATGAAGATAGACCAATTATCAAAGGGATTTTGAAAGCATACTTTGATAATAAGAAGTAAGTAGGTGCTTTTTGTTGAATAGTCACATTAGATATTTAATAGAAAAACTGGAAGTAACAATAATTTATGGTGATGGCTTTAATTCTGCTGGAATGTATTTTGAAGAAGAGAATATTATTTTAATCAATAGTAATCAAAATGAGTTTTTTCAGACCAAAGCCATTCTTCATGAGCTTGGCCATGCAGCAAGGCACAAAGGCGAAATGGAATTGTATAATTTAGCATTTAGTTTGCATTCAAAAATGGAAAACGAAGCTGAAGAATTTATGATCGAGAATTTAATTAAACATTATGCTGAATACACTGATCAAGATAATGCTAACTGGTTAAAATTTATGGAAGATTACGAAATCGAACCAAAATATGAGTTTGTAGTCAAAGAAATGATGGAAAGTGAATATCTTGGTAGTGCACAGTTTAATAGTTATATAGAATAGGTGGATATTTATGATAGAAAAAATAGATATTGTTGAATATCGAAAATTGAAAAACATTACCCTTGATTTTTCTAAAAATGTCAACATCATCGCTGGTACAAATGGAACTTGTAAGAGTTCTATACTTCATATTATAAGTAATTCATTTAAAAAGCCTGTCAAGGCACACGATCCTGCATATGATGTAATTGATAAATTAAACAAATTAACAAACCCAAAGATTGAATCGCTAACTAGAAGCGAAAAAAAATATAACGATCCTGCAAAAAATATTAAAGGAACTTTATTTACTACGTATTATAAAAATGATTTAAAAATAAATTTCAGAAGACATAATTCAAGTAAAGAAGGCCGGTTTGCAATAAAACCAACATATAGCAAAAATAAGAAAGAAGCATTACCTTCTATTCCTATTATCTATTTAGGTCTATTTAGACTCTTTCCTTTTGGCGAATTTTCAGCTGATGATAAAATAGCTAAAATTTCCCAAAATTTACCAACTAAAAATTTAGAATTACTAATTGAATTATTCAATAATTTTACCCATTATAAAATTGATATCAATTCTTTTAATAATATTAATATGGGTGGAATAAAAAATAGACCTGAATTCATAACTAATTCTGATGGTATTGATTCCAATACTATTTCTGCTGGTGAAGATAATTTATTCATATTACTATTAGCTTTAGTATCTTTGAAAAATTATTATGACGAACATGAAGGTGAACAAGCTTCTAGCATACTGCTAATTGATGAATTTGATGCTTCATTACATCCTGCATACCAAATTAAGTTATTAAATTTATTAATTGATTATAGTGAGAAGTATAATATTCAGGTCTTCTTCACTACACATAGTTTATTTCTTTTAAAAGAATTAAATAATAATTGTAATTTGATTTACTTAATAGACAACGTTGATTATGTTCATTCTCTTCCAGACCCAGATTATTATAAAGTTGAAATGCTATTGAATGAAATGACAAGAAGCGAAATTTATTTATATAATCAAATTCCAATATTTACTGAAGATGCTGAAGCCAGAGAATTTTTGAAATTATTATTTACTAATTATCAAAATCAAACTTCAATTAATCTAAATTCCTTTTTCCATATTGTTGATACAGTACTATCTAGTGAAACTATCAAACATCTAGCAAATGATGATAAATTATTAAAATCCACACTTCGTTCGATTTTTATTCTTGATGGTGATCAGTCTATAAAGACAAAAAATTTAAATAATCACTTAATAATACTTCCAGGAAATCTATCTCCTGAAGAATTAGCTTTTACTCATGCTCAAAAATTAGATAACAAATTCTGGGAAAACAATACAGTTATTAGTCAGGGATATACAAAGAAAAAATATGAGGAAATAAAGAGTGATATAGATAAATTTTATACTGAATTGGAAGAAAATAAAAAACAAAGAAATAGGGATCAAAGAGAAAATAAAAATTCTAAAATTCCTAGCACCAAGGGTAAAAAACGAGAATTCAATAAAAGAATGTTTAATGATCATAAAATGTTTTGGAAATATGTACTAAAAGATTGGATAATTCATCACGAATCTGAAACAAATAATTTTTTCAGCGATTTATATATTACATTTCGTAAAACATCTGACTTTCATGGGATAAACTCAAACAATTGGTTACACCCATCCAAATCAGATGTGGCCAAATAATCATTAGTATACTATAATCGAATTGAGGTGATATAGATGGCAACAACAACTCCATTAAGATACCCTGGTGGGAAAAGTAAAACATATGAATTTGTAAGAGAATTGATTAATGTAAATAGACTAACTTCTTATTCCGAAGTATTTGCTGGTGGAGGTGGAGTCGCCATTTCCTTATTACTCAATGATGAAGTTGATAAGATTTTACTTAATGATTATGATTATGCGATTTATTCTTTTTGGAATGCTGTAATTAATCAAACAGATGAATTAATAAAAAAAATTCAAGAAACTGATATTACAATGGAACAATGGTATTTACAAAAAAATATCTATGATACGCAACAAGAAGAAGCTTCTACATTAGATATTGGCTTTGCAACATTATTTCTTAATCGAACAAATCGATCTGGAATAATTAAAGCTGGGGTTATTGGTGGAAAAAATCAAAACGGTCTGTATAAACTTGACTGTCGCTTTAATAAAGATGATATTTGTAAAAGAATTGAAAGAATAGGTACCTGCAGAAACCGAATAAAATTATCAAATAAAGATGCTGAACAGTATATTAAGCAAAATCTTACAAAAACGAAAGACACTCTTATCTTTCTTGACCCTCCTTATTATAAAAAAGGGCCTGCATTATATACTAATTTTTATAATCACGATAATCATGTCAGTTTGGCCAAAACAATAAATAAGCATTTGTCAAATAAGTCGTGGATTCTGACATATGATAAATGTGATGAAATTAATAACCTATACGCAGAATATACTAAACATGAATACTCATTAAACTATTCCATTTCTAAACCTAGCAAAGGCATAGAGTTACTTTTCAATTCAGATAGTATACAATTTGGTCGTTCATTAGATTATTTAAACTTATTAAATTAATATTTTTAAACAATATTATTTGCGCCTCATATTTAAGGCAGAAAGGATTATTAATATGAAAAAGAATATTTTATTGGGATTAATTTGCATCGCATCACTTTCTCTTGCTGCATGCTCAAATCAAAAGGAAAAGAAAACATCTGAAAGTACAAAAGCTAGTAGTACAGTAGTAACTAAAACTAAAGAATCTACTACCACATCTACTACGACTCAAAAGGCAGAGCAAGCACCACAAAATCAAAGTGACTTCGTAGCTACTGCAGCTGAAGCAAATTTTGATGGTAAAATGCTACGTGGTAATTCATACTCTGTTCGCATCACTGAACACAAAGTCATTCAACCAGGTGAAGAAGGAAATGAAGATGGAGACCAACCATTAATCGCTTTTTATTTTGATACCTTAGTAAATTCTAATTATGATAACTCTGCTCCACTTACACCAAGCATCGCATGGACTCTTAACTTCCATGCAGTTCAGGATAATGATCCAAATAAAGTCAATGAATTACAATTCGGTGTTTTGAACGATGCTACAGCTGAAACGAACTCTTACGCTGAAATCAAACCTGGTGGAACTGTTTCAAGTGCTGTTGCTTATCAATTAACTGATACTACTACACCAGTGAAATTGATTGCTGGAGACTTAACAGGCACTCAATTCGGTACTGCTGAATTTGCTGTAAAATAATTTAAAAACACACCCTCTCCCCGACCAAAGTTTGAAGGTGTGCCTGTCCAAAATATCACCACAATTGTGGTGATATTTGCTATACATTTTATCATATTTAAGGAGTTGATGCCAAGTCTTAATAATCACTTTTTTAAGCCCCGTCCCAAGGTAAAAGAAAGGATGATTAATATGGCAACATTTACAAAATATCAAAAGAAAAATGGAGAAATCGCATGGCAATTTAGTGCATACCTAGGCGTCAATCCCGAAACTGGTAAATCCATCAAAACGACTCGTCGTGGGTTCAAAAATAAAAAAGCAGCCCAACTCGAACTAGCAAAACTACAAGCTGAGTTTGATGCTGTCGAGTGGACTGAAAAAACAATTGATTTATCTACAAATGATTATACTAAAAAAGAATACACTTTTGAAGAAGTATTCAATATTTGGTGGCCAACACATCAATTATCTTTGAAAGAATCATCAATACGATGTGTTGAAGATCATTTCAAAAAGCATATACTTCCTAAGTATGGCAATTTAAACATAAAGGATATAACAACCATATATGCGCAAAAAATCGTCAACGAATGGGCCTTAAAGTACAAATCTTATCGGATATTTCACACGTATGTTAATTCTGTACTTGATTATGCAGTGATGCTTGAATTAATCCCGACAAATCGTGCTGCTTTGATTAAATATCCAAAAGATAAGACTATAATCGATGAATCATTGAAATTCTACACGTTGGATGAAGTAAAACTCATGCTAAGAGCAGCAGAAAACAATGATGGGATTTATGGCCATATGATGCTTTATCCATTGTTAAGACTTCTATTCTATTCTGGACTGCGAATTGGTGAAGCGCTGGCGCTAAATTGGCAAGATATTGATTTTAAAAACAAAATGATTAATGTGAACAAAACTGTTTCAAAAACAAAAAATGGTCATGTAGTAGTACCTCCGAAAACAGAAAAAAGTATCGCTAAAATTCCAATTGATCAGCATACACTTTCTATTCTAAAAAAATGGAAATCCGATCAAAGAAAATTACTTTTTAGCTTTGGCATTACCGATAATCATTTAGTATTTTGCTCATCAACAAAGGGATTGTTATACTCTCAATATATCTACATGATGCTTAAAAGGTTTTGCGATAAAAATTCCTTTGTATTTAAAGGAGTACATGCAACAAGGCATACTCACGCTTCTATCCTACTTGAATCTGGTGCAACTCTCAAAGATATCCAAGATAGACTTAGACACGCAAACATCCAAATGACAATGAATATATATAGCCATTTAACAGATAAAAAGCGTGTAGAAACTGTCGATAAATTTGTTGCTTATATGAATAAGTGA